ATTCAGTAACTCAGTTTCAAGCTGATGTTCCAAATGGAGATGTTTTTTCATACAACTTAGCAGAGGATGGAATTGTGTTTGAAGGCGGTATGACTATATCTGCTTTATCTAACGCAATTGTTACTGTTATAATAGATAAGTAGGAGGTTAAATGGCAAACACTACCTCTGGCACAAGTACTTTTGAAAAAGGTTTTTCTATTGCAGATATAGTAGAAGAATCTTACGAAAGAATAGGAATACAAGGTGTCTCTGGTTATCAATTAAAAAGTGCTAGACGTTCTTTAAATATAATGTTTCAAGAATGGGGCAATAGAGGTTTGCACTATTGGGAAGTTGCAAACAATAGTATTACATTAGTAAACGGAAAAGCCGTATATACCATGTTTAGATCCACAACAGATGGTACATCTGATGCAACAGCTGTCTATGGTGTTGATGATGTATTGGAAGCTGTATATAGAAATGCATCTAATGTTGATGTATCTTTAACAAAAATATCTAGATCAGAATATCAAGCGCTATCAAATAAAAGTTCAACAGGTCAACCAACACAATATTATGTTCAAAGATTTATAGATAGAATTACAATAACTTTATACTTAACACCAGGAACTTCCGAAAATGGAAAATTTTTAAATTTTTATTATGTAAAAAGAATACAAGATGCAGGTGGATACACTAACGATGCAGATGTTCCTTACAGATTTGTTCCTTGTATGATAGCAGGATTATCTTATTACTTATCACAAAAGTATGCACCAGATAGAATACAAGCTATGAAATTACTATACGAAGATGAATTAAATAGAGCATTAGCTGAAGATGGATCTTCAACTAGTTCTTACATAACACCTAAAATTTATTATCCAGGAACATAATGGCAAATAGAGCATCAGGAAAATTTTCAAAAGCAATATCAGATAGATCAGGTATGGAGTTTCCATATAAAGAAATGGTAAAAGAATGGAATGGATCTTTTGTTCATATATCTGAATTTGAACCTAAACATCCACAATTAGAA